GGTCAGAACTGGTAGCAATGGGGTTCAAGTCTGATGTTGTAGACGATCTTCCGACCTACGAAGACCTGACATTTACTCCTGAACGGGTGGCGAGATACAGTCAGGGCGAACAGCCTTTAGACCGCGAGACTGTGGATAAGTCCATGCAGGAGATCGAGACTTTCGAGTGTTATATCCGCACAGACTATGACGGAGACGGTATTGCGGAACTCCGCAAGGTTTTCTACGCTGGCAACGAGATTCTTGAGAACGAAGAAATAGATTACAACCCGTTCTGTTCTATCTGCCCCATTCCCATGCCGCACAAGTTCTTTGGGCATAGCCTTGCGGACAGGACGATGGACTTACAATTAATTAAGTCCACGATTACCCGCCAGATTCTAGATAACCTGTATCTGACAAACAATGCGCGGGTTCTGGCTGTAGACGGACAAGTAAACCTAGATGACCTTCTAACAGTAACGCCTGGGGGCGTAGTTCGGGTCAAGAATCCTGCTGCGGTCTCTCCTATGTCTGTTCAGCCTGTTGCCACTCAAAGTTTCCCCATGCTCGAGTACATGGATCAGGTGCAGCAGAAGCGGACTGGTATCAACCAGATGAGCCAGGGGTTAGACGCAAATATCCTGCAAAACACCACGGCGGCGGCAGTTGCGGCAATGCAGAATGTTGCGGCAGGCAGGATAGAACTAATTGCCCGAACCTTTGCCGAAACAGGGGTAAAGGATTTGTTTGTCAAAATCCTGCATCTGTTGTGCAAGTATCAGGACAAACCCAGAGTCGTGCGGTTAAACGGCAAGTATGTCTCTGTAGACCCAAGACAATGGAAAACCCAGTACGATATTCAGATAAATGTCGGTTTAGGAACAGGAACCAGAGAACAACAGTTGGCTATGTTGGCAATGGTTCTACAGAAACAGGAGCAGCTCATTGGAACGCAGGGAGTTAGCGGCCCTCTGGTTGGCCTCTCTCAATATAGATCCACGCTTGGCAGGTTTGTCGAAGCGGCTGGTTTTGTTGATTCCGCAGAGTTCTTCCGTGAAATCACTCCCGAGGTGGAACAACAGATCGCACAGGCGGCATCACAACCGCAGGCTAGTCCAGAATCCCAAGCAATAATGGCTCAAATAGAAGCCCAGATGCAGGCGGCGCAGGCCAAGGCTCAAGCAGACATTCAAGTGCAACAAATGAAAGCCCAGGCTGACATTCAACTCCAGCGAGAAAAGGCCGCGGCAGAAATACAGTTACAGAGAGAAAAAGCAGAGGCAACGCTGCAATTAAAGGTTGCGGAGTTCCAAGCAGAGGCCCAAATGAAGGCGGCTAAGATCGGTGCTGAAATTACGTCTAACGTCCAGATACCTGGGAGCCAAGGGTTTTGAACAAAGCCGAACGAGCAAAACACTTTCTAAACGATGAGTTTTTCCAAGAGGTTGTAAAAGCGCAACAAGAGTTGTATATTTACAACATTCTTAACAGTTCTGAGGCTGATGTGGATGTGCGGGAACGCAGTCTTATCAAGCACAGGGCTATAGCAGAATTTGTAGCGTCACTCGAATCTATTGCGGCACAGACTGAAATAGACAAGAAGCGCTGGCGTATTTTTTAACCACTAGGAGTTCGCAATGGATGACACCAACCCGCAAGGGAGTGCAAAAACCGTTAGTCAGGCCGCCGAGAGTTTTCTAGGTCTAATGGAGCCAGAGGAGGCGCAAGCCCAACCAGAAGCCCCAGAAGAGCAGGAAGCGCAGGAGCATGAAGAAGAGGAGTATCAGGAAGAACCCGAGGAAGAGCAGGAACCGACTCCCACCTACAAGGTAAAGGTAGGCAAGGAAGAAGTCGAAGTCCCGCTAGAGGAATTGTTAAAGGGTTATTCTAGGACTAGCGATTACACCAGAAAGACTCAGGAAGTTGCCGAAGCGCGTAAGGCTGTAGAGGCTGAGAGGCAAAAGATTGAGGAAGCTGCGAGACTCAGAGATACCTATGCACAACGTCTTACGGTGATAGAGCAGATGCTCTCCCAAGGCGAAAATGCAGAGGATTTGGCAAGTCTGAAAGAAAACGATCCGATTGGATACGCGGTGAAAGTCGCAGAACAGACGGAGCGTGAGAAACAGTTGGCAGCGGTTCGTGCGGAGCAGCAACGGATAGCACAGCAACAACAGGTAGAGCATTCGGAGAGGCTACAGGCCCACCTCCAGGCTGAAACCTTAAAGTTGCAAGAGGCGATTCCTGATATGTCTGATCCAGCAAAGAGCCAAGCGGTCAAGACTGACATCAGAAACTATGCCAAGAAGATAGGCTTTACGGATCAGGAACTAGCGCAGGTTTATGACTCCCGCGCAGTAACCGCTCTGTATAAGGCCATGCAGTACGACAAACTGATGTCGGGCAAGACGGAAGCCACTAAAAAGGTTTCTCAAGCGCCCAAAATGATGCGGCCTGGAACTTCTACGCCAGAGGCGAAAGAAACCCAAGAGGCCAAGAAACTACGCGAGCAATTGCGGCGTTCTGGTAACAAGAATGATGCGGCTCGAATCTTTGAACGATTTTTATAAAGGAATTTGAAATGACTATTTACCGTACATACGAAGCCAAAGGCATTCGTGAAGACCTAAGCGATGTCATCTATGACATTTCCCCCACCGACACGCCCATTATGTCGTCCATCGGCAAGGGCAAAGCAACCAACACCAACCATGAGTGGCAAACCGACTCGCTGGATGCTGCCACGACAGAGAATGCTGCTGTTGAAGGTGCTGATGCTACTTCTGCCACGCTTGCACCTACCGTGCGGCTTGGCAACCAGACGCAAATCTTCCAAAAGACGGTGCGCGTTTCTGGAACCCTTGAGGCTGTAGATAAGGCAGGCAGAAAATCTGAAAAAGCCTATCAACTTGCTAAAGCATCCTCAGAAATAAAGAGGGACATAGAGGCAACCATTACGGCTAACCAAGCTAAAGCTGCTGGCTCGGCTTCTGTGGCTCGCAAGTTGGCTTCTTTGCTGTCGTGGATCAAAACCAACACTAACAAGGGATCTGGTACGACTCCTGGCGTAGACCCTACAACCATTGGCGAATCCACTCGTACAGACGGTACGACCCGCACCTTTACGGAAACCTTCCTAAAGGATGTAGTGCAAAAGGTATTTTCCTCTGGCGGCACTCCCAGCCTGTTGGTTGTTCCTCCTGCACTCAAGCAGGTTGTCTCTGGGTTTACTGGTATTGCCCAGCATCGGGTCAATAGTGACGCTACTGTTGGCAAGGTGACTGTGCTTTCGGGGGCTGATTTATATGCCAGCGACTTTGGACTGCTCCAAATTATTCCGAATAGGTTTATGCGCTCGCGTGATGCGCTGGTACTTGATCCTGAGTTCGCTGCTCTGTCTTATCTGCGTCCGTTCCAGACTAACGAACTGGCAAAGATTGGCGACTCTGAGCGTACCCAGCTTCTTGTTGAGTTGACCCTCGAGGTTCGCAACGAAGCAGCCCACGGTATTATTGCGGACTTGTCTGCAACCTAAACTGTTGGCATAATAGGGGGCGGGGAAACTCGCCCTCTATTTTTGGAGTTTTATGAAGAAACTTCTTTCCGCTGATGCGGGAATGGTGCAAACCGCATACGCAGATGGTGAAGGTGGTCTGGTCATAGAGACTGCCCAAGACATTTCAGACATTATCGAGAGCAACAAGGCCAGTTATGCCCAGACCGACGAGAAAGCGCGTTGGGGAGAATGGGCAAAGATTGGGTCAATTCCTCTTGCTGTCATCCAAGACTTGAATCGAAAAGGTTTTTTGCGGGGATTCCACATAATCGACCAGAAGAAGTTCAAAGCCTGGTTGAATGACCCTGAAAATAGATATTTTCGGAGCAGGCCTGGGAGGATTTGATGCGGATTGCAATTTGCATCCCGTCGCGCGGGGATATGGTTATTGGGACGGCTTTCGACCTAGCAACGATGTGCGGTTATGACTCTCGGTTTAGAGACGGAGAGCAAGCGATCTACACGGTCAACGGTACGCTGATCTTTGACCAAAGAAACAAACTAGCCGAGGCAGCAGTAAACGAGAATGCCGACTATGTTCTCTGGGTAGACTCAGACATGAGGTTTCCCAAGAACACGATAGAACGGCTCCTAAAGCACGACAAGGACATAGTTGGGGTAAACGCTACTACGCGGACTATCCCAGTTAAGCCTACTGCCAAGAATCTAAAGGTTGACTACGAGAAAAAAGAGAACCACTGGCTTCCTGTAGACAGCAAGGGTAAGACAGGCATAGAAAAGGTTACCGCGATTGGCTGCGGGGTGATGTTGGTGAAACGGCAGGTGTTCTTGGAGACTCCTAAACCGTGGTTTTATTTCTACGAGCTGCCTGGTGGGAAGACTCTAGGCGAAGATGTTCATTTCTGTGTTGCGGCGCATGACGCTGGGTTTGAGACTTGGGTAGATCACGAGTTGAGCCAAGAGATCGGTCATGTCGGGCAATACACTTATACATGGGGTGATGTAATTGAGCCTAAGCAACTACAACGACCTGAAAAGCACGGTCGCAAACTATCTAGGAAGAACAGACCTAAATAGCCAGATACCGGACTTTATCTCCCTGGCTGAAATCCGTCTTGCAAGACAGTTGCGGATTCGGCAAATGCTCAAAACGGTTACGACTGTAACTGTTGGCGGTGACAAGACTTTAGGACTCCCTGCGGACTTTATCGGGATTCGAGACATCTACCTAGACACCACCCCGAAGACTCCGCTTTCTTTCCTTTCTCCCTCTGCGCTAACCCGTGACACAATGTCACACGAAGTGCGGACTCCCAAGTTTTACACGCAAGCAGGTTTAGAGTTTATTCTTTCTCCAGTACCAGATTCGGCGTATACGGTTGTGATGTTGTATTACGCTCGACCGACAGCGCTTTCTGACAGCAATCCTTCCAATGTCTTTATGGCGGTCTGTCCAGATGCGCTACTGTACGCAACCCTGCTGGAAGCAGAGCCTTACCTGATGAACGATGCGCGGACGCAGGTTTGGTCTAGTCTGTACGCAAATGCTTTAGAAAACTTAAGTCAATCCGACAACGCGGCTGAATATGCCGGTGTTCCTATTTCCATGACGGTGAGGTAAAAATGGCTGAACTATCCAACTATCTAGAAAACAAGCTCCTAGACCATGTACTGCGGAATGTGTCTTATACGTCTCCTACGACCGTTTATGTCGGTCTGTATACCTCAGACCCACAAGACGATAACAGCGGCACAGAGGTCTCAGGAGGGTCTTACGCTCGTCAGGTTTTGGATGTGACTACCGCTTCTGGCGGTGTGGTGACTTCTGACGCAGATGTAACCTTCCCTCAAGCTACGGGCAACTGGGGAACGATTACGCATATCGGTCTGTTGGATGCGCTATCAAGCGGGAACCTGCTTATGCACACCCCACTCACGACATCTAAGCTGATTGAGATTGGCGACATTCTGAAAATCCCTGTTGGAAACCTAACTGCTGAACTCGACTAATGAGCGATGTCTGCGGGCCGTGGGACTTAGAGGGTCTAAACAACTTTGGAACGCTGGATAGTCTTGCGTTTAGTCTAGATGATCCTATTTGGGAGTCTGCGGATACCTGCATTGTTAGTACAGGAGCAGTTATAAATGGGCAGGGTCAAGCTCAAGCGTCCGCAAATGCAACCAGAGAGGCTCAAGCCCAGATTACGGGGGCGGGGCAGATCGTCGCGGATTCAGAGAGAACTAGAACAGTTCTCGGGATCATTAGCGCGGCAGGAAGCCTTTCGGGAGTTATTGAGAGAACCCGAACCACAGCAGGATCAATCACAGGACAGGGATTCTTACAAGCACTTGCTGGTTTAGAGCAAAACGTAGTCGCGTTTGTGCTTGGCAATGGCGAAATTATTGTCACAGCAAATGTAACCAAAGAGGGATTGGCTGGGATAACTGGCGGTCTGGCATTGGTTGCAAATGGGTATATTTATGGCGAGGAGTGGGATGTGGTTCCCGAAGACGCAAATGTTTGGACAGATATTGCGGTAGGAGCGAATATCTGGACAGAAGAACAACCAGGGCAAAACACATGGCAACAAATAGGGTAAATTTTACAGACTGGCTACCAGACCAGCCTGGGGTGATTGGGGTCTTAACCAATGCCGAAAATGTGTTTCCCAAACAGGTTGGTTATGGGCCTATTCCGCAAGAGGAAGACTACTCTGAAGCGGCTTCTGAAAATCTGAATAGCGCAGTAGCAGGAAAGACTGTTGCGGGCGCTGTGCGCGTTTTTGCAGGGTCTAGCACTAAGTTATTTCTGATGGACTCTAGCGACCTGAGTCTAGACGACATATCTGGAACGACCTATTCCGCAACCAAGAATTGGAAGTTCACACAGTTTGGTAATCTGGTGCTTGCAGCTAACGGAGCGCAGCCAGTGCAAGCCGCGGACTTGTCTACAACCACAATCAGTTTTGCAAACGTAGAGGCTTCTGCGCCTACTGCCAAATACCTAACAGTTATCCGAGATTTTGTCGCAACTGCCAACCAGCCGGCTTCAAATCCGAACCGAGTGCAATGGTCAGGGATAAATGACCCAACCACATGGTCATCTTCTGCGGTTACTCAAGCAGACTTTCAGGACATTCCAGACGGTGGCGAGATTCGCGGGATTACCGGCGGAGAGTATGGCTTAGTACTGTTAGAGCGCAGCATTGTCCGTATGTCTTATGTTGGGACACCTTTAGTGTTCCAGTTCGACAATATTGCTAGAAACCTAGGGTGCTACGAGGGTCAATCGGTAATCCAATGGCAAGGCACAACCTACTGGTTGAGTGACGATGGTTTCTACAGTTACAACGGTCAACAGATAGAGCCTATCGGGGCAGAGAAGGTAAACAGATACTTCTGGGCCACAATGGAAGATTCTAGGTTAGACGAAATGTCTGCTGCGGTTGACCCGTTCCGAAATCTCGTAATCTGGGGTTATGGATCGAACGACAATACTTACAGATTACTTATCTATCACTGGATTACAAAGCGGTGGTCTTACGCAGAGACGAATGTAAACCGGATTGCGGATTTCTCGTCTCCGAGTTTCACGCTCGAGGCGTTAGACACAATCAACGCCAATCTAGACCTGATTCCGGTATCTCTGGACTCGCGGTTATGGTTGGGCGGCAAGATGATCTTTGGCGGTGTCCGTGGGGCCAAGTTGGTCTCCTTTGGTGGTTCAAACAAAGAGGCGACGATAGAGACTTCCGACCTAGAGACAGACGGACGGTTTTCAATGATTACCCTAGCCAAACCTGTTGTCGATGGCGGTTTAGCAAGCGTAGGAGTGGCCTCTCGAAATAACCTAAGTGAGACTCCTGTATTTAGTAATCAATCACAAGCCGATGCTGAGAACAGGGTTGGCTTACGGTCTTTGGGAAGGTATCATCGTTTACGGGTTGTTCCGTCTGGATCGTGGGGAACTGCCATTGCGGTTGACATAGAAATTCAACCAGCGGGGATGCGCTAATGTTTCGCAGGCTTCCCCCGCAAGGTTCTGCCAATCCGAGAGACGTTGCGGAGATTTTGAATCTGGTGCTGGATGGGAAAACCAACAACACCGGACTAGTTACGCTTAATACCGGAAATGTTACAAGTACGACTCTGTTCAACGAGCGTATTTCTGAAGACACCAAGATTGTGCTGATCCCGTTCTCGGATGCTGCGGAAAGTGACTCAGCGCCTTATGCTCAGTTTTCAGACTACAACGACCAAGCGGCAACAACGACCACCACAGAGAACATTCTTGGGCTAGACACAACAGATATGTCCAGCAATGTCTATCTAAGCAATGGTGACAGAATCAACTTTAGGAATACAGGCAAGTACGCAATCCAGTTTTCTATACAAGTGGTCAACTCAACCAATGCTGTTCAGAGTTTAGATATTTGGTTTAAGAAGAACGGCAGCAACATAGCGAAGTCAAATAGTAAGTTTGGAATAAAACAAAGAAAAGGTGCTGGAGACCCATCCCAACTTATTGCCGTAACGATGGTGTTCATCGACTTGACGGCTGGGGATTATATTCAGATTGCTTATAGGCCGACGGACATAGGTGTTTCATTTGAACACTTTGCGGCTGTGTCTTCTTCTGGGACTACCCCTGCTATTCCTGAGACACCGACTGCTTTTGTAACTGTGCAGTACATTGCTCCACATCCGTATTCCAATGTTTATGTAGAGTCACAAACGAGCGGAAGTGCGGTTATTTCCCACTTTGCCAATGACACGGCAAACAAAACCTACGCATATATTTTGATAGGGTAAGAAAATGGCGACAGACATCATCAGCAATCTTCCAGCTTTACGCGGTGGCGCTAGCGGTGAATCTAGGATTGATCCAACTCTGAGACCGTATCTCGGTCTAGGACTGCAAAGGGCAGAGCAGTTGTTCTTTGGCCCTGGCCCGCAGTTCTTCCCAGGACAAACTTATGTCTCTCCATCCGAGCAGACCCTTGCTGCTTTGTCTCAACAAGAGGCTTTAGCCAGAGGCGGTCAACCGGCATTAGAGGCGGCTCAACGGGCTTACACAAGTGGAATGGGCCAACTGCAAGATGTGGCGGCTGGTTCCTTTTTGGGTGGGTCTCCGTACCTTCAAAATGTAATCCAAAGTGCTACTAGGCCAATTGCCCAGCAGTTTACGGAGCAGACGCTTCCTGGCATACAGTCGGCGTTTTCGGCTGCGGGAAGATATGGGTCTGGCGCACAGTCTCGAGCAATCGGGCAAGCACAGGAAGGCGCAAGTAGGGCTATGGGTGATGTTGCTGCACAACTTGCCGCTGCGGATTATGCAAGAGAGCGCGGGTTCCAACAGCAGGCTATAAGCGCACAATTGCAGGGGTCGCAGTTTGCACCACAACTTTTCGCGCAGCAGTTCTTGCCCTCTCAGCAGTTGGGGCAGATCGGTGCGGCAAGAGAGCAGATTGCGGGGCTACCGTTGCAGGAAGAGATGGCGAGATTCCAGTTTGGGCAACAAGTTCCTTACCAACAATTGCAAGAATTCTTGTCTTCTGTTTATGGTACGCCTATGGGCGTGTCGCAGTTCCAGCCAATACCGCAGGCGCAGACAAATAGGTTTGGGCAGGCTTTAGGGGGTGCGTTCTTAGGTAGTCAAATTGGCAGGGCGCTTCCTGGGGACTATAGAACTGCTGGCGCGATTTTGGGCGGTCTAGGTGGGCTGTTACTGTAAGAAAGCAAACAAATGTCACAAGTTATACAGACCCAAAAGTTTGGCGATCTTGATTTTGGCAATGTAGACCTATTTTTTGAGTCTCAAACAAGATATGACAGTAAAGACAAAGAAGAGCGGGCAACGACAAGTTTGCTTTTTTGGATAAATGGTAAGGGTTATCATTTTTTACCAGCAAACATTGTCGAAAAAGGTTTTGTAAAAGATGGAAACCAATATTTTAATTTGAATTTCTTAAAAAACTTTGACGAAATACAACAAGTTGGTGATTTTGTAGACCTTAAAAATACAAAATATGAACAAAATCTTAAAGACAATTCTTTGTCAACTAGCGGAATTTTAATACCAGGTGATTATGGATGGGACAAGGGGTTAGTTTCTAATGATTTGTTTGGTAATTTTTATGTAAAGACACCTTTAGACAATAGAGACGCATCTGGAAAGATGGCGTGGAATGACATTAAAGGTATAGGCAAAGTTGGTGACGAATATGTTTATCTGACAAACACTACAAATTTAGGAAAAACTAGAAGTTCCTCTGGATATTACAATGCAAGTGGCGTGGCAAGCGGGCAATGGAAAGAAAAGGATAAAGGGGGTTTTTTAGGAGAGCTTGCGCGAGGTTTTACTGAGGTAATTGCCGCTGTTCCTTTTTTGCCAGAGGTTATTGGGCTTGCCACTCAAAACCCTTATGTTTATGGGTCATTAAAAAGCGCACAAACAGCAGGCCAGGGCGGTGATGTTGGTGATGTACTAAAAACAGGGTTGTTAGCAACTGGCGGGGCATTAGCAGCACAACAATTAGTAAACGCTTTTCCAGGGTCAGAAGCTGCTGCTGGAGCAGAGGTAGCGTCTGTCGGTGGAACGCCTGGGGTTTCAGAAGTGTTTCCAGTTTCAAATATCCCGCCACCTACGGTTACGACAATTCCGCCTAATGTTACGATTGATTTGTTAGGAAATGTCACGTTTCCACAACAGGGTTTACAAGTTCCACCGATAAATTCTGCTGAAGTTGCTCTGATTCCCCAAGGAACAACGCTGCCTGGTCAGGGACTTTTGGCCCCTACTTTGCCGTCCATAGGTTCTATGGGTGGCGCACAGGGTTTATCGGTTGGGGTTCCTGGTGGGACTATTACTCAGGCGGGACTTACACCTACAGGTGCGGTTCCGGTTCTTGGAGACCCTGCTTCATTTATAAACAACCCAGAAGTTTTGGGTCAACCTGTTATTACTCCAGAAAGCTCAACAATATCTTTGCAACAAGCATTGCGCGGCGCTCAGTTAGCTAACCAACTTATGAATCCACCAGAACAGCCTGGTATGCCGAGGATGGATCAAGGCGGTGGTATGCAGGCTCGCGGTGTAGATTACTCAGGACTGTTAAGTTTAATGCAGGGTCGAGTGGGTATGCCTAATATCTCTAACCTTCTTGCACCAGCACAGATTCGTTATCCCAATTCTTTACTAGGATAAATTATGGACGGACTCCTTTCTTTCCTTACACCAGAACAACAGGCGATGGCAGAGCGCCAGGCGCAGCAAGCAATGCTCACGCAGCTAGGTTTTGGCCTTCTGCAAGCCTCTACAGGCGCACCAGGGCAACGTAGACCGAGCCTTGGGCAGATTGTCGGACAGGCAGGCCCAGGGGCTATGCAGGCTTATCAGAGCGGTTTTGACCGCACCCTACAGCAGATCATGCTAAGTCAGCAGATGGCAGATCAGCAGCGTAAGCGGGATCAGGAGCAAGCAGCATTAACAAGGCAGCAATCAATTCAGCAGGCTATGGCATTGCCAACCACACAACAGCAGGTTGACGCACTTAGACGCTTGGGAGCATATCCAGAATTGTCTGCGTTAGCTGGGGCAGAAAAAACTTTAAAACAGTCTGGTATTTTGCGCGGCGCAACAGATCAGGCAACCGCAAACCCATTTGCTGTATATCAACAGTCCAATATTCCAAACGTAAAAAAACTTGCGGATCAATTTAGCAAAGCGTATGAGCAGGGAACAATAGACGATGAAAAAGCTACTCAAAGGCTAGGTGAGTTAGCAAGAATGGAAGAGTCTGCAATGGCTAGAGAGCAATTAAGAGAAGACCGTTTATCTGCGGAACAATCAGCAGCAACGGCTAGAGAGCAGGCAAGATTAGATCGTTTAGCCGGAATAGAAGCGGCAAAATTAGATAGGTTAATAAACAGAGAAGCGCAAGAAGCAGAACGAGAAGCCAAAAGATTAGAGGGTACAGAGGGGCAAAGACTTGCTGCTGGTTTTGCGGCTAGGATGGATGCGGCAAACGCAATTATTCAGCAATTAGAAGGGTCGGGTGGTCTGCCAACCGTAATGACAGAGGTTGCCGCAAGTATTCCTTTTGTTGGAACTTATGCTCAACGAAAGGCAATGACCGAACAACAGCAGCGTTATAAACAGGCAGCAGACAACTGGATTCGAGCTAATCTGCGTGAAGAGTCTGGTGCGGTAATTGGTGGAGAAGAGATGGCGGCAGAATATAGAACTTATTTTCCCCAGCCTGGAGATACTCCACAAGTCATCGCACAGAAAGCACAAGCTAGACAGATTACCACTCAAGCAATGAAACAAAACGCTGGGCCGGTATATAGACCAACACAGGGCGCAACAATTCCAACGTCGACAGCACCATCTGTGCCGTCTGGAGTAACGGTTAGAAGGGTTAACTGATGGCTACCTATCAAATAGAAATACCTGGGCGCGGTACGTTTGAGGTTCAGTCTGATACAGAACTGACAGACGATCAGGTGTATCAAGCGGCATTACAGCAAGCCACACCACAAATGGAGTATGGTTTCGGTCGTGCTGCCCTACAGGGTCTGAGCATGGGCTGGAGCGACGAGATAGAGGCGCGGGCTAGGGCTGCGCGTGGCGAAGGTAGATATGAAGACATTCTTGCGGGGCTAAGACAGGCTAAACAACGGTTTGGCGAACAATACCCTGTAGGATCGACACTCGCTGAAATAGGCGGTTCTTTGCCGACAATGGCATTAGGCGGGTTAGGGTTTGCTGGTTTGGCGGCTCGCGCTCCTGGCATTGCTGCCCGAGTTTCCCCATTAGTTACCGGAATGACTGGGGCAACCGCTACAGGTGGTCTTACGGGCGCAATTACGGGCGCTGGAGAGGCAGAACCAGGGCAGAGAATGATGGGTGCTGGTACTGGTGGTGCAACAGGTGCGGTTTTAGGCCCAGTTGGACAGGTTGCAACCGGAATGGCTTCTGGTGCGGTACGCAAAGGGTTGGAAGTAGGAAGATCGGCTATCGGCGCGGATGCCACAACAGCATTTCAACGGCGAGCAGATGTCAAACTATTACAGGCATTGCGTAGAGATGGTTTGTCTCCACAGGAAGCCGCAAATAGGTTGCAGACTATACAGGCAGGCGGGTATAAGCCAGAGACAATTGTAGAAGCAGGTGGTAAGAATACTCGCGCACTTGCGGACATTGTGTCTAAGTACCCTGGCGCTTCACAAATCGCAGAAGAACTTGCAGAGCAAAGAATGGCTGGGCAAGCTGGTCGAGTCATATCAGACTTTGAGCGCGTGTTTGGTCGTAGAGAATCAGCATTAGATGTTGCAGAAGACTTAATAAACCGCAGGAATCGCTCTTCTGGCCCCTTATATCAGCAGGCTTATCGTGAGGGTGGAGTTATCCAAGACCCACGGATAGACGAGCTAATGAAGCTCAATGCTTTTAAGGATGCCTACAAAACCGCGAGAGAACTTGCAGAACTAGACGGGTTAAACCTTCCTGCAAATGTAGAAGACCTAAAACGGTTGGGTGGGTTTGATCTACGGACGCTAGACTATATTAAGCGCGGTCTAGACGATGTGCTTTATGTCAGGGCAGTACCGACTAGCGGAACAGGTAAACAAGTTATTGCCAAGCTAAAAGAGAAGCGCCGCGAGTTTGTAGACATCATAGACGAGGTTGGCCCAGAGTCTTACAGGCGAGCAAGACAGGCTTTTGCTGGCCCTACAGAGGTTCGAGACGCTATAGAGGCGGGGCAGAAGTTTACCCGTCTTAGCCCAGGGCAATTAGCGCGAGACTTTGCGAAACTATCTCCAGCAGAAAAGGAAGGGTTCCAGCTTGGTGTTTTGGATTCTATTCGCCAAAATGTAGAAAAAGGCGCAGACGGATCAGATGTGTTGCGGAGAGTTTGGGCATCTCCTGAGAAGCGCAGACAGTTACAGGTTATTCTCGGAAACGACCAGTTTAGAGACTTAACCAACTCTTTGGCTAGAGAGCGAATGATTCGTCAGACAGATGTGACTTTGACTCGCGGTTCTCAGACGATGGAAAGACAACTGGGTCAAAGAGAGTTCGAGGGCGCAGATGAGTTAATTCCTTTGATTCGGCAGCGTGGTGTAATGGGCGGAACTGGTGAATACTTGTTGCGGACGATGACAGGCCCAGGGCAACCTACCGCAGAAGCGTTAGCGCCGACCTTATTTTCTACGGACGCACAAAGACAGATGCAAGAACTTATGCGGTTGCAAAGGGTAGACGAATTGTTACGGAGGCGGGCTGCGGTTATGGGTGGCGCAGTCGGAGCCGGAGCAGGAACCCAAGCAGGACTTTTAGGAGAATAGAATGTCAAAAGATAAGATTTCGGATTACTCATCTACCCCCGCAAACAATACCGACATTGGCGGTATAAATATTGCGGAAGGGATGTTGCCCTCGGATGTAAACAATGCCATTCGTGAGCAGATGGCGCAGCTTAAAAACTTCCAAAGCGGGGCAAGCAGTGAGTCTGTTACGTTTGTGACTGTGCGTATTGTTACAAGCATCAACGACACCAACGGAAACGAAGTTTTTGGTATCACAGCAACTGGGTCTGCGGTCAATGAGTTGACGATAGCTAATGCTGCAACGACTGTAAGCCCAGAAATAAGTGCCACTGGTTCCGATACCAACATTGGAATTAGGTTAATTCCTAAAGGTACGGGCGGGGTTGTTTTCCCTGCTGGGGCCGTAGGAACACCAGCTATCACCACCACAGGCGACACCAACACAGGCATCTTCTTCCCTGCTGCTGACACTATTGCCTTTGCTGAAGGTGGTGCAGAGGCAATGCGGATTGATTCAAGTGGGAATGTTGGAATTGGTACGAGTAGTCCTGCAACCAAATTAAATGTAAAGGGTTCAGCAGCGACATTGTTTGAGTCCGAGTCAACTGGGGCTGGTTCTTTTCTTGGAATAAAAAATAGTGGTGGATACGCTTATGTTGGTTCTATATCAAACGCACTTGTTTTTTTAACTAGTGCTAATGGTGATGAGCGTATGCGTATCGACTCCAGCGGTAATGTGGGGATTGGTACGACTTCGCCTAAATTAAATACAAATGTAGGAACATTTTTATCTGTTGTTGGAACTAACGCAAGTGGCTGGTTAGATTTAGGAACGACATCTTCAGCTGACGGGTTTGGCGGCACAGTAGCATTTAACAACACAAACATTGTTGGCTCAGATAAACGAATTGCGTATATAAGTGCGGAAAGAGCGGGGGCAAATAACACTGCCAACTTAACTTTTGGTACTAACAACGCTGGAACGCTTGCAGAACGTGCCCGCATCACGAGCGGTGGTGATTTGTTAATCGGAACTACTTCATTGATCTCAGGTGGCGTTGATGGATTGCATATAAGTAGTGCTACCGATACAGGAATTTCATTTGCACAAAGCGGAACAGCAAAGGCTTATTTTTATTTGGGCGGGGGTGGTAGTGGTACAAACTGGAGATGGCAAACAGTTTCTGGAATTACAGCTGATGTTGTGTCTGGTGGATCGGGAGGCGTTACACTAGCTAATGGTGGAACTTCTTGGGGTTCGTTGTCAGATGAGCGCAAGAAAGACATCATTGAGCCAATTGAAAATGCCGCAGAAAAGGTTTCATCACTTCGTGCCGTTATTGGTAAATACAAAACAGAAGAAGATGGCATTCGTAGGTCAATGCTCATTGCTCAAGATGTGCAAGCGGTGTTGCCCGAAGCGGTTGTTGAAAACAGTGATGGCGATTTAATTCTTCAGTACACCGAGACCATCCCGCTTCTTGTTGCCGCAATCCAAGAACTCAAAGCAATTACCGACACCCAAGCACAAACAATCAGCGCACTAGAAGCCCGTATAGCGGCACTTGAGAACGGAGAATAAATATGGCAACTTGGAAAATCGTACAACTCAACCGCAAGACCGAAGATGGTTTTGTGACTACCGCCCATTGGACTGTTACCGCTACGGATGGTGACTTCTCTGCATATTCTTACGGCACTGTTGGCTTCTCTGGCGACCTGACCACACCCTACGAAGACCTCACAGAAGAACAAGTACTAGGCTGGGTCTGGGCTAATGGGGTTGACAAAGACGCTTACGAAGAAAGCCTTGCGGCCCAGATCGAAGCACAGAAGAACCCCGTAACGGCAACTGGAGTGCCTTGGTAATGGAAATCACTTTGCGTTTATCCGTAGAAGAGACAAATTTCATCCTGCAAACCCTGGGGCAGTTACCATCGTCAAGCGGGGTCTGGCCTCTAATCTGCAAAATAAAAGAGCAGGGCGAAAGTCAGGTTCCGAAAGAGAAGGATCAATAGATGGATTGCGGCAACCGAC